AGATAACTACCTCCTTGCTATGTTATCTATATGTCTTTATTAGAATAAAGAAATACTCCCCTCTGGTGAGGGGAGTATTTTCAATTAAATTAATTACTTCTCGTCAAGGCCCATACGGACAATGATTGCTGCAAACTCGTCTCTGCGGAGAGGACGCTCAGGTGCTCCGCCATTAAGAACGCCAGCATCAGTCAGCTTCTTAAATGCGCCTTCTGCCTTGGACCAAGTAGGCTCATCCAAACCAGACATATAAGTGAACGCCTTCATCAGAAGTTCATAAGCTTCCTTATTGGTCATCTTCTCAATCATCTGTGCAATAGTCATATCGAGTTCATCCTCCTTAGTAGTATAGGTCAGATTAATCCAACCATCGGCGGTCTTACCCCAGTTGTTACTGGAAACCTGGCTAATATGAACAATGGTACCATACGGATATGCCTTCACAACAGCAAAGCTGGTGCTATAACCCTTACGGCAGTTCAGTCCAATGGTATCAGTAACCTTAACAGAGTAATCAACGTTCTTAACTGTAATAGTCTCAGTGGTAGCAGGCTTAGGTTCAGCACCAGTAGTCTTACCAGGATTTTTGATAACCCAGTAATACTTCACCTGGGACTTAAAGGTAGTATAGTTACCCTGAGTACGAACCAGTCTAGAAGAAGCGGGATCGTTGATATAGATAGTATTACCAACAATCTTCCAAATAACAATGTAGTGACCAGAAGAAGTCCAGGTACCTTTACCCATACAGGCAATGACTAAATCTCCACTATCGACTGCAGCTTTCGCAGTAGCATGATAAGCAGATTTAGAATTACCATAGATAGAGGCACCATTCAACTGTGTGCACTTAAGACCATATCTCTTAAATGCAGGAACGAAATACGAGTAAAATGTACCAGACTTAAGAGCTTTATATCCATTCTTCAGGGCCCAAGCACATTCAGTTTTAGGAGTGACACTTTTATCTGCCCATGTAGCAAGAACCATAGCTGCAGAAGACGGACCACAACCAGATCTACCAATTGTAGTAGATTCACCCTTAACCGAATATGAAACATTAGCCCATCGAGGATCAGTCTGATAATACTGTACAGGCTGAATAGCCATAGACATTACCTCCTTCATTGGTTTAATTATAGTAATGTCCTGATAAAGCTAGCGGTTCTATTGTGTTATAGTTCACTCGTAGTTCTAACGGGCAGTCTTTTATCAGGTATCAGTAAAGTATGGTCTGGTTTATATGGAGGAACTCCCGTAGAATTAAGTCAATCTACACATACACATTCTGGATATGCTAGTAGTTCACATAATCATGATAGTGTATATAGTAAATTAGGGCATACACATACAGCTAGTGATATTAGTGGGTTATCTAACATCGCTACCGGGTCTTTTACTACCAGTGCAGCGTCCAATTATACAATAAATACACAATTTACTCCTAATATTGCTATATGGTTTTCCACCGGTGATTTATACTTGGCTTCACGTTATCATAGTAATAATTATATACATTTTCTCCTTAGACATAAATCTGCTCCAACCTGTTATATACTATCATCAGAGATATTTGGAAGTAACTATGTTAAGTTTAGTGTAGAGACTAGCGGTACCCATGCTTATATTATCTTTGGCTGACCATTCTAAGCGCTGGCCAGACCCAGTATGGTCTGACCAAGGCTTGGTATGGTAATTATAATGGAACAGTAAAAGAGTTTGGCGGCTATTTAACTGGATACAGTTTATATTCTTTGTATGCAGGTGTAAATAAAACATCCATGCAAAATGCAAATATATATATATTATTGACCAAAGTAATTTTTCATATACCACATCATCAGGCAATAATTACGTGGATGTTGCTGTTGGTGATTATTTTAAATACGTAATATCAATTAATATTCCAATTGATTGTGTTGGTGTATATGTAGAATATAAAACGCCAGCTTGCTATAAAGGTTATGCATCATGGGAGAAAGATACATATTTTCCAACTGGTATATCAACTAGTATCGATAACAGCGATTTTAGTGTTACAGGTAATGCAAATACTAGTGGGCAAATCACCACTATAAATATAAAATTTATTGGCAAATATTTACCAGCTGGAACTACAACAGTTACAGTGAAAGCTACTGTAACATCAATATCAACTCAATACAATTATGCGTTTTATCGTAGAATCCCGACTCAAGGAGATCCAAGTATTGTTGGTGGAGCATTATCAGGCACTATAATATCCGCTAAATAATTTCGACATTCCTATAATATGTTGACTATAACTCCATATTATAGGTGGTGAGAACCCTTGAAGATATATAACGAACAAACTATGGAGAATATCCATATTGACCTAGATACATCCAATGTAAGTTTTCTTAAGGTAAGTGCCATTTTGCAGGCGGAGGGCGTAAAGAACTATTGTTTCTTTCTTCAACTTAACGATAAAGGATTAAAAGGCGTAGACCCATATGATCCTGATTTATCTACTGAGATGAAATTCAGGGTTTTCCGTGAATGTGCTACTAACCGTTGGTACTTTTATCGTGAAGTATTTCGGGTTGAGGAAAAGGGTGCTGCTGTCGGTGTCGGTGGCGGTACTAGCTTTAAACTTAACCGTGGTAACTTGGCATACCTTTGGGCAAACTCGTTAAATATTTCATCATATTTAATTATGCCTCGTCAGACTGGTAAAACTGTTGCAGCTATTGCAGATTGTGTATGGGTATATCAGTTTGTCAGAAACTCTTCTATCTTGCATTTTAATAAACAGCAAACTGACTCTAATGATAATATCAGAAAGATCCAGAATGCTATTGCAATGCTTCCTATGTATTTACAGCATTCTGCTACTGATAACTTAACTGCATCAGATAAACGTAAAGTTAAGAATAACGAAAAGAATATTCGTAACGTTATCAACTCTACCATTGAGGCTATGGCTTCTGCTGGTAACGAAGCAAAGGCTGACTCTATGGCTCGTGGTCGTACTGCGAACAAAATCTGGTACGATGAGATGGCGTTTATTTTCTTTAACTCTGCGATTTATACTGCTGCTACGCCTGCGTATGCAAAAGCTGCTGCAGTTGCTGCCAAGAATGGAATTCCATATGGAATCTCTATTACCACAACACCTGGTGACTTAGCTACACCTCATGGTGAATGGGCATACCAGATGATGGAATCTTGTATTAAGTTTGATGAGCATATGTACGATATGAAGAGGAAGAAACTCTTTGATATCGTAGAAAATACACCAGATAAGACAAACTTCTTATTCATTCAATTTAATCACTTACAGCTTGGTGAAACTGATGAATGGTTCCAAGAAGCTGCTAAGAAGATGAATAATCCATTAAAGGTTCGTCGAGAATACTTACTTGAGTGGATTAACTCTAATGGTAATTCTCCATTTGATCCGGATGATCTGGAACTCATCTTTGAGATGAGTAAGATGAATGAATCTAAGGCTGAGACATATAAGATTAATAAGTATTATAATCTAGTAGTATATGATGAATACAAAGGAAAGAAGCCTGTTATTATTGGCGTCGACGTTTCTGGTGGCCTAGGCCGTGATAACACTGCAGTAGTTGTAGTAAATCCAGAAACATTACTGCCTATGGCTTTCTTTAAATCGAATATGATTCCATCGGATCATTTGAAGAAATTACTAGTTACATTAGTAAATAAACGATACCCACATTGTATATTGACAATCGAAAACAACTCTGTTGGTAAACCATTACTGGATGAACTCAGAGATACTTCAATTAGTAGAGTCTTATATAAAGAAAAGAAAAAGAAACAAATTGATCAAGGTCCGAATAACTTCACCCGGAAACGTCACAGAGAAGTTATGGAGTATGGTCACAACACGAACCCAACCACTCGTGCACAGATGATGGAAATGTTGGAGAGTATTGTTCATAACTCTCACCAACATATGGCATATCCGGAATTACATAATGAATTGAAATTCCTGGAACTGAAGAATGGTCGTATTGATCATAATAGTGCTACTCACGATGACTGCATCATGGCATATATGGGAGCACTATGGATTGTTCGTTATGGTACTGGTTTGAAAGGTAGAGGAATCTACTATACCATCCAGGAGAAGTTGGAAGATGAAGATCAATATCGTTCCGGTAATGCTGCAGTATTAGATACTGCGCGTAGAATGGTATTGAATAAACACAAAGATAATGATGATGCTGCAGCTGATGAGTTAGTTGAATATATGAGAAGCGATTTACATATAGATGATAGTGGATCATTAGCAGCACAAGAACGGAAACAATACTTCGATGAACTTGATCGAATTGAAGGAATTACGGATTACGATGATGAATATGAAGAAGCTGTAGAAAAAATTGATGATAGTACACAGAGGTTGATTTTACAGAACTATTATAATATGCTAAAGAATACAAGTGGAGTTAGCCCAATTGAGGGATTATTG